ACTGGACCGACGGGTGCAACAGGCGTCACAGGAGCAACCGGACCAACTGGACCGACGGGTGCAACAGGCGTCACAGGAGCAACCGGACCAACTGGACCGACGGGTGCAACAGGCGTCACTGGAGCAAGAGGTGCAACGGGCGTCACTGGCGTCACTGGCGTCACTGGAGCAAGAGGTGCAACGGGCGTCACTGGCGTCACTGGAGCAAGAGGTGCAACGGGCGTCACAGGAGCAACCGGACCAGCGCCAGCAGGTAATGCAGGTGATCTCGTATACCTTTCATCCTCCGGTGTCGCTGCGGCTGCTACAGATTCGCATTGGGACCAGACGAACGCTCGACTCGGAATCGGGACGACGAATCCTTCTACCAAATTATCAGTCGAAGGTACATCGGTGGCGGGCGGTCGAAATGATACCGGAGTGACACTGAATGTCAATATCAATGACTCGTCATTCAGTACTACAATAGGGGTGGGTGCTACCCCGTTCGGAATAAACGTCCTACAGGCTGCAAGTGGTAACTATCGTTTCTGTCAGTTTAATTCAGGGTATTCACCTGGAAGCGGCGGAGCACTCGATGCAGAGTTTATTGTTTACGGGAACGGAAACGTTACGGCTGACGGGTCATATACATCACCGGCAGATTACGCCGAAATGTTTGAATGGGAAGATGGCAATCCGGATAGCGAGGATCGTGCCGGGTATTCTGTGATCCTTTCGTCCGGCAATAAAATCAGAAAATCCGAGTCGACGGATTCACCGGATTTGCTGATCGGAGTAATATCTGGACGACCGGCAGTTTGTGCCGATACAGCATGGAATAGATGGGCCGACAAATATATCAAGGATGATTTTAACAGATATCTCATGGAGGAATATGATGTGTGGAAATGGACAGACGACGATGGGAAGGAGATAAGTTACGATTTCGACAAGATACCTGAAGGTGTTATCGTCCCTGAAAACAAGACCGTGATTGTACAAGAGCGCTACGTACTCAATCCGAACTACGACCCTGGTGTAGTGTATACTCCTCGAATGGAACGTAAAGAGTGGTCACCTGTTGGTATGGTTGGTAAATTGTCTCTGCGAACTGGTCAACTCACAGGACCGAGATGGTTAAAACTGGTTGATTTTTCACCGACTGTGAGTCAATGGTTGATTCGTTAGACCTTCATAGTTCCGCGACTATGTTCTAACCTTACAGTGAATTTGCGGCCCGATACACAACCCACCGCAAAACAGATCCAGGATGAACAGACTGCGAAATATGTTCAGAACGCACGGGAACAGGAACAGGTTTCTTAAAGATACAGTACGTCGAGTAACAAACAAGTTAATGAGAGGTCTTTACAAAGTTACTAAAGGTTTAGTGACTGCAAAAGAAGCACAAGAATTTTCAGAGGCGATCAAAAAAAGTCCTAAAAACGAAGGGCCAGCATTCATCTGATCTGCGCCATCTTCTCGGTTTCTTTTTTCCGAGCGTACAGTAGATACCTCACGGATGGATCGTGATTCTATTATTATGCGTGTCGCATTCGCTGTTATCATTGGCGTGCTCGCCTTTTACGTGTACAAGTGGTGGCTGAGCACCAAGAGCTCGTACGTCGCTGATCCAGGTGCTCCAGACACTGGCAGTCTGCCAGCAGCCCCATCCATGGACAAGCCACCACAGGGCGAAGGCATCACCATGTATGGCTCTGATTCGTGCCCTTGGTGCACCAAGCAGAAGGACTACCTGAAGGAGAAGAACATGGATTACACATTCGTTGATTGTGCTCAGGGACAGTGCCCCAACTTTGTATCAGGGTTCCCAACTCTCGTCGTCAACGGTGAAATCAAGGTGGGATACCAGGAGATCTAGTAGTCCAAGGGCTCGCTTCGCGACCCCTTGTCCGCGGGGAGACTTTTTTTCGTACATAAAATTAAAATGGGTCTGTTTGCAAATGCTTTCAAAATTGGTGCCGGGGTTATGACGGCACAAATTTTGTTTCTCGCAATTGGTTTGATTTTTCTAGTTATCGGCATGAACATGTTGTCCAATGCTCGTAAGGAGGGTAAAAGCCTCACCAGCGCCTATCTTGTCATGGGTGTCGGTGTAGTGCTCGGACTCGGTCTCGGTGCTGGTATGTTCCTGGAGAATGTCGGAAACAACTTAAATCGATTTTGAGACCGAGTACTGGGCATTCAGAGACTCCTCAATCAGAGCTGCTGAACGAGATACTGGAACATCCTCCTCGTCATCAACCTCGGGCTCGGGCTCGGGCTCTGGCTCGGGAACGGCAGCTGGAACCTCGGGCTCGGGAACCTCGGGCTCTGGCTCGGGAACGGCAGCTGGAACCTCGGGCTCTGGCTCGGGAACGGCAGCTGGAACCTCGGGGACAGGGTCAGGAATGATGTAAGAAGTACCCATTATACTGTTGAAAGACAAATTATTTTAAAACCTTCCACCGCATGTGGAAGTTCGCCGTCGCAGTTCAGTTGCTTCGCACGGTTAAATGGTAGGCAAACGCATTGCCTGGAATGTATCAAAGATGTTGCTCTGCACGTTGTAAAACATTCCAGGGAATATGAGACCTGGAAGTGAACGCTGGAAATGAAGTACCACGCTCGTTGGACCCAAGAGGTACAAAAATGCGAGGAAAAACCCACACACCAATATTTGTGCGTATGCAATAGGTACTGCCACCCGAGGATAACGACGCGATAATGCCGCAAACTGTTTATCCAAAAAGACGGCAGTCATTATACCGGTTCCAGCGAGAAGTATTGATGTTGCTGATACTGTAAGAATTTCACTCTGTTTATCTACACGCCCGTCAAACGGATTGACTGGCATTCTTACTGAGTACACAGTTTAAAAGTCTTCGAACTTCGAAGACTCCCTACAACCGGAACAGGGAAATGCCCAATGCCAGCAGGAACGTCTGCAGCAGAGTGTCCACTGGACGAAGGACAGTAATGTGCTTCACCATCGTGCCGTTCCACAGGAAACGAAGGATGAACGTGAGAATAATCACGTACAGAACGAAGATGGTCATGTTATACAGCAGGTCCTGAGTATTGCGGGAACCGATAACTGCGAGCATTTTAATTTGTGCAGAGAAAATAAGATGACGGCGACAAAATCTTCGTCGACGAAATCTTCGTCGACGCCTTGCTGTTCAGCCTGTGCGTCGACGAAAGGGACTTGTGCACCGAAGAAGGCTTCGCCTGTGAACTCAGCCGCTCTGCGTAATTCCACGCTGTTCAAATGGGATCCATGGGGGTCAAGGGGTCGTCACCACGATAACTGTTACGATTACGCATTCGGTCTGAACAACGAAAAGTCAATAAACAAGAATGTCCCTGGAAACATGGCAAATAACAAAGCATGGGGTCTCACATTCCGCACGTGTGACGGCATCGCAAAGCGCGTCCTCGAGGATTATAAAGGACTCGCGTTCAAGTGCAAAACTGCAAACGAGCCGTGCCCGCCTGGATATTACAAAGTGATGAACTTTGTATCACCCAATGGCGGGGATTTCCACTGGTACCGCCAGACGGATGCTGTTCGATACAGAACACGGGCTGGTGACACTGTGACGGGTCTTGCCAAATTTTTTCGCGTGACTCCAACTGTGATTCGCTCTGCAATTGCCAAAGGAACCAAGCCAAGAAGCGCATCAAACGGTCGTATCAGCAACACGAATCACAATCTGCCTGTTCTGAATGCAATGACTCGTAGTGGCACTGGAAGTATCATGCCAGGGAGAGTGATTCAGTTTCCCGTCAAGTTGTGGAGCCACAAACAGGGATTCGCAACGGGTCCCGTGTTGGTGGATGCGTCTGGAAAAACAATCAGAAATCCTCTCACTGCAAATCGCAGCTACCCTGGTTTGAATTATTCAAAGTTTTGTGCTGCATACTGTGTCAAGCCGGGGGCTGGGCGGGCGGCATTTGCTCGGTCCCAGAAACATGGAACTCGCGTTCCAACGATGTCGGTATTCTAACTCCAATTTCATGAAACACTTCATCAATAAATTCATCAAATCCTATATCGAAAAATATATCAGTGATGAATCGTGGTTGGAGTGGAGGAATCCCAAACGTCGAAAACATTTGACCGATGTTGCTCGTGATATATGAGTCACGAGTCATCGTGTTTGATGCAAGATGTTGTACAGAAATGCTCACTCTGTACTGTGGTTGATCAAACGGAGCCCTGCACATGGGACATGTGTTTGAAGTGCGTTTCCAGCGTTCGAGGCAGCGGTTATGGAAAGCATGTCCACAGCCAAGAGTACGAGACGTCTCATCTGTCATGTTCAATAGACAGACTGGACACGAGTCGCCCCTGTGCTGTGCACATGTTGTGCACCCAGGAGCGGATCCCCGTCGACATTGAACCCCTTTTTGGGTTGTCGCTTGGCACCTCTGCATACTTTTTACAAAGGTAATTCTCTCGGTTGTCTAGCACGCAAAGTGTTCACCTGATGTTCGAGCGACTTTATGGCATCACGATACTTGACACGAATGTTATCCTCGACGTGATGTTTAAAAATAATTAAAGGATCGTTGTCCTGTTCTGTGCGACATACAGGGCACTCATCATTCGTTTCAAACCATGTCATGATACACTTGGTGTGAAATGCGTGAGTACAAGAAAGACGTTTTGCTGCAGCCGAGTTGAGACTTGGGACTGGATCAAGACAGACGGCACATGTTTGTGAATGGTGTACACAGCATTTGCCGTTGATGAGAGCCGGTCTCTTGCACTTGTGACCGTCCAGAGTCAATGACGTGCACGCCATCTAATTTGAGTAGAGACAAAATCTGCTGGTGAATCTCCTCCGGCTCCTGATGAGCGTTAATCACGTGAACTTTGCAAGGTACATTCATGATCATCTTCTTGTAAAGCTTGTCGAGCTCCCTGAGATAATCGAGGCTAACACCCGAGTCGCCTGACTGCTTGCGCTTCTTGATGTGCTCGAGCGCCTTTTCAGGCTCCTTGGACAGAAAGATGTACACGTCAGGGTACCACACCTCCTTTTCATAAATCATGGAATGGACCGCATCCTCTTCTGGTAGAACGAGCTTCTTCTGGAGAAGATACTCCCAGAATACATGCCGTGTGCTGAGGAGGCACCGTTCGTAGACAACGGCACCTTTCGTCTTTACAGGCTGAAGCGTTTGAAGAATTGCAAGCTGAAGTAAAAGTGCCCATCTGGACTTGTCTTTGTAAAACAACTCGAGAGGCCATTGCTCGATGGGTTCACGCTTGACCGCCCATCCCTTTTGTTCAAGGAGATTCAACTGCGTCGTCTTCCCAGAACCTATATTTCCGTCAATCACCACCTTGACCATTACTTAGTAGTATTTCAAATTCTCTAGGCGCAACTGAAAGTTTTCAGTTGACCTCATCCGTCATGAGGCGAGGAGGCTTTAGAGCCATGACATCATAGAGCGTATCCACAGATGCCTGCATAAACCCTGATCCCTCGGACGCCTTGAATATCTCATCGAGTGTTGCTGGGTACATGGACTCGTCAGCCTCATCCAATGAGATCATACGAACCGCCTTTTGACCGATTGAATCCAGAGGCTGAAGCGTCAGATTCACGTGATCGTACTCTTTCATCTTGTCTGCTGGTTCTGGAAACAGATTTGGTGGGACGTATGTAATTGGTGTGTATGTATCATCTGGGATTTGTGTCAATGGGGTGACTGTTGGCGAAGGAGCCAGCTGTGCCATCGGTGGTTCGACATTTACGGTGGTTGGCTTGTCGTACACAACCTCCTTCATGGAACCCCGTGCCTGGTAGTTGCTGCGAGCTGAAGCCAAAATTACAAGAATAAGAATGACTATAATGGCAACCCATACAATGAACGGCTTCACTTTGAATGGTTGCATTTCTAATTATTTTTAGTCGAGAAATTTATTCGCGTACAAAGGGAGAGGTACATTAACTGGACGAAGAACGAGTTTCGTACTTCCGTCCGTGTGGACACCCTGTTGAATAAACTTTTCAAAGTTTTCTTTCGTCATTTCAACCGGACGCTTATCCTTCCAGTGAGCAAATGTGAGATGTTTATTCACAACGTGAGCAGCATCTCCGAAACTGGACAAGTGCCACCCCGCATATTGAATGTGTGGAAACTTCCACCTATTTGATCGAAAGTAATTTGGTCCCATGCGTTTCACGAGTTCACAATTGGTCACGACAGTTCCAAACCATGGTTCACCTGTAAAGAGATATTTGAATGAATATTCAAACATCCACATGTGAATGCTATTCACGGGATGAGTTCTGATGATTTTTGTCATGTCTGGAATTTCATCAACATCTGAAATCATGACGGTTGCATTTCCGTCTACATTTTCAAGACCCTGAAGAATGCACTCGCGCTGGAACTTTTCGCGGACCCATGGGTCGTCTCCAGGTGGCAGTTTGGCGACAACATGTTCAATCTTTGGAAGCCACTTTGAAAACCGCTCCTTGTTTTGGTCGAAATACAATACCTTGGGATGACCAGAGTGTGTCACATCGGACTCGACGAGTATAAACTTGTCGACGTACGGATCGAGAACCTTGAGTCGAAGTTCGAGAACATCGAGTTCGTTATAAAACATGAATGCATCGACTGTGTAACGTTCTTTTTGACATTTTTCAATACGAGCTGCTCCACTCGGATCAGTTGATGCTTGTGTTGAATACAAGTTTTGTATTTCACCGAGTGTCTTTTTGTCGTGGATACTTGCGAAATGAATGCAAAAATCTCCTGGGAGCCAATGCACCTTGGGGTCAACCTGATGATGAAACGCATTCATTATATTCACATGACGATGTTCAAGAATGTCAATGTGTGGTTGATACTTTTCAGAATTTTTCCACAAGTCGATGACAGCAGCTTGTTCCCACCAAATGTGATGAAGGTACTCCGTCTTGTTCCAAACGTCCGAGAGAAACTCGTGTGCCATCGGACAGTTCCTAATCACAAACACACCAGTGTTTAAATTCTGAAGATCGTGTCCCAGAAACAAAAATGCACCAGGTTTCATCATGTCGATGAATGTTTCGATACGAATCTCTGGGTTGGTCACGAGCACATCAGCATCCATCCACACGAGAAAATCGTAGTCTGAAAGGTACTTTTGAATGATGCGAATCTTTGACCACGGAAATGGTCGGCTCGGATCGTACACAGACTCATCTGTGATCCGTGTGTACCCATGACGCTTGGCATACTCTTCCTGACTCGTCGTACACACTTTAACAGTCTTTTTATATTCTTCACCGAGTGCAAGTGAACAAATTGCAAACATTATAAGGATTAAAGACACTTGTTTTTTAAATGAGTCAAGTGACTCTTTTGGATCATATGGGTGATGACCAGGCTATTGTCGACGCGGCTCGAATTTCAGTGACGGGTGCTTCGAAAAAGTCAGAGACCCGAGCACTCATCCGTTATCTCATGCGTCACAAACACACGAGTCCGTTTGAGATGGTTGAGTTTAAGTTTCACGTGCGTGTTCCTATTTTCGTCGCACGTCAGTGGCTTCGTCATCGCACTGCATCCGTCAATGAAATTTCTGGACGGTATTCGGTTTTACCAAGTGAATTTTATGTCCCGGAAGAGTATCATGCTCAGTCAGCGACCAATCATCAAGGCTCCGGTGATGCTATTGGCGTTGGTCGTTTTGAACAAAAGGCGTCGTGCGATCAGGCGTTCGACGTTTACGAAAATCTGATCGAACAAGGTGTTGCTCGTGAAGAGGCGCGCATTCACCTCCCACTCGGAACAATGACCGAGTTTATATGGAAGCAGAATTTACACAATCTCCTTCATTTTTTGCGTTTGCGTATGGATTGTCATGCGCAGCCTGAAATTCAAGAGCCTGCGCGTCAGATTTGGGAGCTCATTCAACCCATTGTTCCCTTGGCGTGTGAGGCGTTCAAGGATTTTGTAATCGATGCAGTGACTCTGTCTGGTCCAGAGATTCGCGGCGAAGTGACGGGCAAGGGGGAACTCCGTGAGTACGAGGAAAAACTCGAGGGACTAGCAAAGTACGGGTGGACTAAAAATTGAGCCCATCCGAAGGATCCTGTGAATATCGGGTAACCGTAGCGCTCAGTGCCCGAAACAGCTCGGGTGTCCTACTTGTATCATAATCCATAGATGTGTTGATACCTAGACCCTGTGCAGTCAATACGGCATCTTGGTTTGCACCGAGGTAGACAAACTTCCATGACTTGGAATCAACCAGATCCTTGACGTGCGCAGACGTGTACGACCTGGACGAATTCTCCTCACCATCGGTGAGAATAATAACCATCGCGTCGTCGGACAGGTTCATTTTGAGAACCTGTCCCATGGCATCATGCAGAGCAGTCCCTCCACGAGGGAGGTACGTATCATTCGTCAAAGGAACAACCTGGTCAATCGGCACCTTGTCGTACAAGATTTCAAACTCGTGATCAAACAAACACAGCGTCATTGTACCCCCGAACGATTTTTGCGACTCGACAAATGCATTGAATCCACCAATGGTATCATCCACACAAGACTGCATAGACCCAGAACGATCGAGCAAAAATACACGCTCCATTGCTACTTAATGTTCAGACGCTTCAATCTTTTATGTTATGGATTGGTCACATTTTGGTGACACGTTTGTACTTTAGTCAATGGTCACTGTGGTCGCTTGCACCTGATGTGCCCATGATGCTTTTCTTGACACCAGGAAACATACCGTGGCGTGTAAAGAAGGATTGGTACATGTACGCACTTTTTTATAAAGTGCCACACTCACTGTGGGCGCTTGCATTCATCCCGAAAGCACACAGAAAGATTTATGCATTTCATATCATGTGTGACATTCTCAGTCATACAGGACAATGGTCGATCCAACCGTTTTACCCATTGGACATTACTATTCACGGGATATGGGACCCAATTGACTGGAACTAAAATGTTCACGTCACACAGGAGCGCTCGGCTCTGATGATTGACACTCATTACATCATTGATCTTGAAGTTGCACGAGCAGCATACAAAAAATGGACGTCCCTCTTCCCAAATGTGACACCGTATTACGCAGTCAAGTGTAATCCGGACCCACTCCTCATCCAGACCCTCGCTGACCTCGGAGCTGGATTCGACTGTGCAAGCCCAGCAGAACTTGAAATTGTAAAGACAAAAAAAGTGATTTACGCAAACCCATGTAAACGTCCTGCAGACATTCTCTACGCATCTAAGAATGGGGTTACACGAACGACTTTCGACTCTGTGTGTGAACTTGAAAAAATGGCCATTTATGCACCAAACATGGAGGTTATTATGCGAATCCGGGCTGATGACCCAACAGCGGTATGTACCCTTGGAAACAAGTACGGAGCAGGCGAGTCTGATTGGTACACCCTTATTGAACGAGCCAAAGAACTCAAACTGGACATTACTGGTGTGAGTTTTCACGTAGGATCAGGGGCTCGTTCGACCCGTGCATACGCCGATGCTATTTACACATCAGCACGTGCCATTGACGTTCTCAAGGAATATGGATATAATCCCCAACTCGTCGACATTGGCGGAGGATTTTCATCCAGCATGGACATTGAAGATGCTGCAGAGTGCATCAACGACGCACTCAAAGAAACGGGTCTTGACGCGTACGAGGTTATAGCCGAACCAGGTCGGTTTTTCGCAGAGAATACAGCAACTCTGTACACTCCAGTCATCGGCACAAAGGATGGTGCCGTGACTATAGACGAGTCACTCTACGGTGCATTTAATTGCATTCTCATGGATCACGCCGAGCCCGAACCCGTCGTGGATGAAGATGCAGAACTTGAAAACGTCACACTGTTTGGATCAACATGTGACGGCGCGGATATCATCGCGCGTAGTATTTCACTGCCCGTTGGGCTTAAAGTTGGTGATGTGCTCACATGGAATCGCATGGGAGCATACACGATGGCGGCTACAACAAATTTTAATGGTATTCCATTTAATCAACGACGAATAGTATATGTGAACACCTAGAAGCAGAAACATCCCTCCTTTGGAAGCTTGACTTGACCGAGCTCATTTGCAATGTCCTGAATCATATCCTCATTCAAAAGGACACGAATCCCTCTCATGATGACAGGTGGGATGATGTCGTCGGGTGTGCCCTCGATGCCGTCCTGACCACGAGCAACAATTTCGATAACATTGATGATGGACACATCCATCTTCATATCCTGGATGAGCATCTTGGCTGTGCGAATCACGTCAATCGGACTCTTTGGTGGGTACGCCTTGAGCTGACTATTGAGAACATTCACAATCACAGCCTCCATTAATGTGTATTCAGTTTTAAATTTTAATGTACATTGCGCGGAGAAGCATCGGGTCTTCGTCTGGTATGAGTTCCTCACACTCTGATACAAGATTCACAGTTGACAAATCTTGTATGCGGGTAATTTTGTATTCAAATGACGCCAAGTCGTCACCTGTTGCGCGTTTAAATTCAGTTGCATTCGTTATATCCTTGAGTGCCAAGAGATAACCCATTGCGTAATTGGCATGGAGCGTCTTGATGACACTCGATTCATCTTGGACTGATGCAAATGCAAACCGAGCCGCTTGTCTATAAAGAGTTCTAATATGTTTGTCTGAATCGCGTGATTCGGTGCGGAAAAGGACAAAGAGTGCAACAATAGACAATAAAATTGTAAACACAAGCTCCGCTTCCATTACACTATGTTAAGAAATTCAACCGCAAAGTCCGCGCATTTCCGCATAGCTCATCTTCCCCTCTGCAAACTTGGACATTGCCTCCGTCTGGACTGGATCCCCCAACATGACGGCGCATTGCGCCAGGAGCGGGTCGATGGATGCAATCTTATCAATGTCAGACTTGCGAGGCGCGCCTGGACATTTCGGAGACTGACACGGCGTAGACGGCGGCGTCGAGCTCACCTCCTCATCTTGGTCCTTCTGTTCAATCACCTCTGCGTCTTGTGGCTCGGCTTGCTGACGCGCTGCCACTACAACGGAGCCAATGTAACCGCGACCCTTGGGAATATCTTCCGCCCACCCATAAAATGAAACAGCTAGAGGCTTGGGCTTGTGGTTCATCTGCGTCACACGATACATCCATCCATCTGTCGTCTCGATGAGTTGCCATCCGATTGGGCGATCTGGGTGATCACGAGATTGGATCGAGCCATCGTCACAAATCACATACACATTACCAGCCTTGGGAAAACCCTCTAGATCTAACCCAAACTGGTACGTGGACATGGTAGGACCAAGACGCGCTTCGGGTGTTGGCAGAGGAAACGCGGTGAACATGAGACCAGGGCGAGCGAGAGTCGTCGTCATTGTTTGTGGATGACTTTTCCGTGTCAACTGAGTTTAGGCGTGCACATGACATAAATTTTCTTGATACATAGAAATGGATGCGTTTCGGAGAGAAATAAATCGTATACGGCGCGTAAGATTACAGGGGCAGCTGAATAAGCTAGGGGTCAAACATAACTCTACTCTTTCCCGTAACAATCTTCGCGCACTGCTCAATCGCACGAGAGCAAATGGAAACAAACTTGCTCGACAAGCTGCTGCAAATAAAATTGCGAGAAACAAACTTGCTCGACAAGCAAATGCAATTGCAACCGCGAGAAAGAGAAACACAAGTCTTTCTCAGCGAGTCAATACAACTTTAAATGAACCAATGTTTGTGTAAAATTTTCTTGGTACATAGGAAATGGCTTGGCTTGAACACCCGTTAAATTATGAAAAAGTTAGAAAGGCTGCAGCCAAAGCAGCCAAAGCAGCAGCCGTGCGTCACAGCGCAGAAAATAAGGCAAAAATTGCAAATGCTAGACTCAACGCCGAACTCAAAAGAAATGGTTTCACTAATGAATCTATTCGAAAACTGATGCGTAACCTACGTTAATTGGACAATTCCATTGTTTAATTCAGGATACTTTGGGTCTTTCGTGATTCCCAAATAGTATCCAGGCTGGGTTTGGATACCAAAAAATTTATTTACAAAAAGACCAATCAGAATCCAGGCGAGGAGAAAAATAGCCCACGCCTGGGCTCCCTTGAGTTTAAACACGAGCGCCCCAACCAACCCAGATCCCATAAAAGATGCGAGCCAATCGAGAATTGTCATGTTGAAGATTTTTGGTTCCATAGTACCCTAATGGAATACTTACATTTTCTTACCGTTCATCTCCTGGAGACGAGCCAGTGTCATCATCACCACGATGGACAGCAGCGTGGTGAACACGGCGCTCAGCAGGTAGTAGTTACCGCCGTTCTTGTTGACATTCACCAGCTGGGAAATGACCCAGCGGATCACGTCCATCCACGCAATCGCAGTGGCAAAGAAGAAACCCGCGGACACGGAGGGGATCAGGGCGCCTGCTGTGCCAGATAGGATGCCAGACATTTTTAATTTATGCATAGAAAAAAGTTCCGAGACAATCAGATGTCCGGAGGACACCGCCGGTCTGACCCCCTTCGATCAAGTGTCCTCATCAAAAAAATAGTATCCTGGACCCAAGTCTACAAACGGTAAAGGATCCTCTTCATCGTCATCATCTTCATACTCTTCCTTCTGGAGAATCACCGAGTACTTTACTTTTGGGATGATTTCCTCGTCAGAGTCTTCATCCTCCTCGAGAAGTTCATACATACTCTTCCTTTGCTTTGTTGACTGCGTTTTTCAACGCACGTTCTGCTGGGGTTTCGGGTTCCCATGCATCCCATGAATCTGCACACGCGTTCATATTCATTGCATGTTCATTGTCAGTTCCATCATAGCGACTCCAGGCTGCCTCGACTTCTTCATCGTCCTCGGGTTGGGATCCCTCCTCTCCAGAGTCGTCTTCAGAGTCGTAAACCTCGGGGAACATACTTCCGATTTGTTTTCCAGTGATATTTCGAGCAGCATACATCATTCCGTAGCACATGTCCTGTGATGTGACACAGTCTCGTCCACACGCCTTGGCGTAGTGGGCTGCGAGAACGACGCTGGATTCCATCACGGGTAAGAAAATATCAATCGCGGATTGTTCCATAAAGATGAAGTCTCTAGAGTAATATATGGCGTTTCCTCTAAATACTCTTATTCCTGAACTTGACGATGTTGACAATCAGATGATGTTTGCTGTTGACCCTGCACAAAAGTCTGTGCTCCAGAAGGCTCTGAGTGATGCAGAAGCGCTCTTAGCAGCGGTGGACAAGACCAAGCCTGCAGAGTATGCAGGTGCCATGACACAGGTTATCATGCTGAGACGTCGTCTCGAGTCGAATGTGACTCCACGGGACCTGATGACTCAGCGTATCGCAATTTTAGAAAAGCTTATTTAAGGTGCGAAAATTAGGTGCGCAAAAAAACCAGCGTACTATCAGTAATGACCAATCTACAACTGAAAAAGTTTGATCCGAACATGATCGGCGACGACAAGGTGTGCGTGTTCATCGGAAAGCGTGGAACCGGTAAATCGACGCTCGTCACTGACATCATGTATCACAAAAAGCACATTCCAGCGGGTATTGTCATGTCCGGTACGGAGGATGGTAATCACTACTATCGCCAGTTTGTTCCAGACTTGTTCATCTACGGAGACTACAAGCGAGATGCGATTGAAAAGGTTCTCGAGCGGCAGCGTAGAATTGTATCTGGGGGTGGAAAGTCGAGTGCATTTTTGCTTTTGGACGATTGCATGTACGACAAGGCGTTCATGAAGGATACGTGCATCCGGCAGTGCTTCATGAACGGTCGTCACTGGAAAATCTTTTTTTTGCTGACGATGCAGTACTGCATGGACCTGACGCCCGACCTGCGTGCAAATGTCGACTATGTGTTTGTCCTCCGTGAGAATGTGATTCAGAATCGCGAGCGTCTTTACAAGGCGTTCTTTGGTGTCTTTCCGACGTTCGACATGTTTTGTCAGGTGATGAACGCCTGCACGGAAAACTACGAGTGCCTCGTCCTCGACAACACTAGCAAATCCAATAGAATCGAAGATTGTGTCTTTTATTACAAGGCTCCAATCCGAAAGGGGTTTCGAATTGGATCAGATGCCATGTGGCAATACCACCAGAAGAACTACAATCCTCGGCACGTCGCAACGCCTTTATCAGCTGCAGGGACGCCCACTGCAAGCGCACGGCGTCCAGGTGTGACTGTTAAAAAGGTGTAGTACACTTAGATGAAGCTCACATTGCTTCTGAGTATCATTATATTTTTTGTACTCATTCTTTTGACAAGGACAAAAGAACGAAAGGTTATTGTATCAAGTCATTTTAGAGAAGATCTTACATGGTTAAAACGTGCCACATGGGACGTTGCTGTCATTGATCACGAAGGCTCTGAAACCCCAGCAATTGAGCCATCGATTGTCATTCCAAACAGAGGAAATGAATCGAGTTCATATATACGTTATATTATTGATCATTGGGACAATCTTCCAGATTACATGGCATTTATTCACGGACATGAATATAATAAACATCAAAAATACAAACATCACATGTTGGAACTTATCGAACGTGCTCATCTCACAGGTGATTGTTACATCCCTTTGAATGGGTACTGGCTCAGTGAACCGTCGCCATATAATGTAAAGTCAAGCTACTATTTACAAATTGCTAAATATTGGTATCTTTTTGAGCCATATATAAAACGATACCCGAATCAAAGTTTATTAACTGATGCATGTGGTCAATTTATTGTATCCAAAAACAAAATTAAAAAGTACCCATTCGAAGCGTGGAAGACGTGGTACGATGCCCTGGTCCATCCTGACACACATGGAGAACTTGGGTTTGTTTTTGAATACACTTGGCATTACTTATTTGACCAGCCGTGGCGTATGAAACCAAAGCCAATTCGGCTGCGTCCCCGATTCATAAAAGATTTCATGTGAGACAGTAGACATGGTTATCGAAAACTTGGATTTTGATGGTTCGAGTGACATTGCTCAGCTGATTCAGCAAGAACCAAAGCAGCCGCAGCCGCAGGGTTCTTTTGGTCCACCACCCGAACTCCAGCCAGAGTTCCAGACACGCACAGTTGATCAACGTGAGTTATTTAAACCAGAAATAAAACCTCCTCAAATAGAAATGGATTTCTCGACATCAATAGCTGACATTGTACCAAGTGCTGAGCTGGACAACTACGGTCCTCCTTCGTCCATGGGTGGTCCATACAAGAATCCGCATAACCAGAAGGTGGCTGCACTGAGTCTGGATAACGCCACCTCAGGGACTACGTCTCCTTCGTCTTCAAAAAACCCATTTGGTCTGACTGATGAGCAGTTGAACGCAGTCATCGCAGGACTTGCTGCGACAGTTGCATTCTCCAAGCCAGTTCAGAACAAATTGGCGGATATGATTCCTAAATTTATGAGTGATGCCGGTAACCTGTCAGCGACAGGTATGCTCGCAACGGCATTCATCGCAGCTGTTATATTTTATATTGTAACCAAGTTTATGAAGCCACAGAAAAAGTAAAAAAGAGATGTTCAAATGATAAGTCGCGTTCAGGCTCATTGCTCATCCAGTGGACGATACGTCCCCTGAGAACTTCAAGCCGTTCGTTCCAGTCTTTTTCATTGGAGAGTGTATGATTTGTAGGTGGTATTCTTTATATTATTTTTTTAATTCGAGTATAACTGTCCTGCCATTCCATCCTTGATGCGCAGAACATTGTAGTTTATTGCGTAAAAGTAGTTTCCTGCGGCACCGGAGAGCGTGCTCAGAGACACGCCTGCTGGGGCAACGATGCGATAGGTGTCAATGCGAGAAAAGTTGAGCGTGCCAGTTGGCTGCAGTTTGGATGTATCCAGACAGTATGAAATCAGAGCAACGTTGGCAGTTGCCTGTGCGTGGTTGTAGCCGTAAGGCGTGTGGTAATACTGGGGAACATCGATCCACTGGAACATGGATCGCGAGTCGCCAACATCCACACCGTTAATCTGCGTCTTGAACTGGTAGTTGATGGGTGCAATCTGTGTCGCTGTGCCATATGCTGTTGTGTAGTTGTTGGATGAGAATGCCAGGAACTTAATGGGGTGAGCCAGCGCCAGCTCCTGCATGTTCTGTGTGCCGATGGGGATGCGGT